CACTGAAGATGCTTTGTTATTTGAGATTGCAGCTGTAGGATTAGCAAAGAAAGATATCGAACTTAACGTTGAAGATGGAAACTGTTTGAAAGTTTCTTATACAAAACCAAGTATCGAATCAAACAACTCAGACCTCGATGCAGGAGAATATATCCACAGGGGTATCGCAAAGAGGTCTTTTGATTTAGGATGGAAGATTAGTCCTAAATTTGATTTAACAAAAATTGCAGCATCAATGGAGAATGGGCTCTTGAAAATAGAGATTCCAGTTAATCCAGTGAGTATGCAAAAAACAATAGCAATTAAGTAGGTTATAGATAACAAATAAAAACTGGCCCGCAGGCTAATAGTTATGGTTAAAGAAATATATTATAATGGTGATCAGGCATACCAAATAGTACGAAAGATTAGTGTTGAAACATGTAATCCTAGAAGATATGGTATACCTAGAGACGATGAACAAGCATATATGATAATCCTCCAGCTTTGGAGAGATGAACATTATTGCGATCATGTCTTAAGACAGAACAATAATTTTTTATTGTGTAGAACCATTAAAGACGCTAAAATTATAGAATAATGACAAGTAAAATGATATTTATATATGATCGTTAGTAGTTATATAAGCTGCATTGTTGGACGAGGGTTCGATACCCTCCACCTCCACAAAGAAAATTTACACAACATGGGGGTGACTGGATTTGACACAATGATAAGGATATAACGAAGATCACGCATAACAGGCGAACATGTTGAAATGGCGATGGCGGCTTAGGCACCCTGACCCAACGGCAAAAAGAAGCCATGTCGTATAAGCTTCGGGTGGAGTATTCAAGAGGTAATAATATACAGAGGGTATTAGGAACTCTCACCCTCTATCATTTGCGTCTGAGACGTCGCGGATAGCTAAAAGAGTTCAGCTGGGTGGGTACACAATAATTTGTGTGGTGGAAATAAAAAAATATGACTAAAAAGAATTGGACAATAGACGAAGTACTTGACCCATCATCTAAATTTTGGGATAAAATATATATTGATATAGAATTATATATGAATAGTCTAGAGTCAGATGAAATAGAAGAACTTGGAAAATCTCCATTTACAGATAGAATAACTGACTTTATAGAATATTTCAAATCAATATCTCCAAAAAACAAAGCATCAATCCATAAAAATATTGAAAAAACTGAAAATTTAGTTGTTGGTGTTTTATGGAACCTCATATGCCAAAAAGATAAAGAAATATTGTTTCAAAATAATATTGATTATTTTAGTGATTGGATAGATACATGTCCGCCAGAACTATTGGATATGTATGTACATAAATTAGCAAACGGCGACCCGTTATCAACTACAGCATCATTTGCTAAAATACCAGAAGCAGCATCAATTTTAGATATTATTAAATCTTCAATAACCCAAACAGATGCATGCAATGTTAGTATATATGAAGGAAAAATAATTTTATCGTCAATGACTAAACAAATATTAAATAAATTTAAAGATTTAATGTTGAAGTCTGGTAATAGTTTATATGAATATAGATATGATAGAGTTGATTCTGGAATTCTAATGCATTCTTATATATTTGAAATAAATAAACTAAAATAGATACTTATATTAGATGAAAAATAGATTATTCCCTCTTCTTATAGCATTTTCTGCGTTAGCTGTTTCAGGTTCAGCTGCATTTTATTCTGTATTTGGACTAAGTAAATTATTTGCAGGAGCATCTACCCAAGTTATAATAATGGCTGGCTCACTAGAATTTGCTAAATTAGTCACTGCATCTTTATTATATCAATACTGGGATACTATAAATAAATGGTTACGCTCATATCTTGCCATTGCCTGTTTTGTTTTAATGGTGATAACTTCCGGCGGTATATATGGATTCTTATCTGGTGCATATCAATCAACAGCGACTCAATCTGAATTACTTGACAAATCCCTTACAATTCTTGAACACAAACAAACTAGATTTAGTGAGACAAAGGCAGACTTAATATTAGAGAAATCTCAAATAAATAAATCAATTTCAGACTTAAGAGTATCACTATCCAATCCACAACAAGTATCATGGTATGATAAAAATTCCGAAACAGTAATTACATCAACATCTAGTTCAGCAAGAAGAGCACTACAAGCAGAATTAAAAACTACAATTGCAGATAGAGATGAGATAAATCTAAAATTAGAAGCTATATTAGATTCAATAGGCAAAACAGATGTAGCTTTATTAGAAAAAGAAATATCTAATGAAGATGAACGAGAATTAGGACCGCTAAAATATCTAGCAGAAACTACTGGTTATCCAATGAATGAAGTTGTTAATTGGTTCTTATTACTTATTATATTTGTATTCGATCCATTAGCAATAGCACTTGTAGTAGCTGCTAATATGGCATTCGCTCAAATAAAAAGAAAAAGTACTGATTTTGTTCCTCCGCCAGGAATGTATGTAAAAGAACCAACCGTAAAAATGTCAGTACCAGACGGGATGGAATTTAATACACCATATCCTATAGATGAAAAAATGACCTATCCAGCATTTGTAGAAAAATATTATGATGATGACGAAGTAATTACATTGGATGGCGGAGAAATAGAAGTCACAGTTGAGCCAACTAAAGAACAAATGGAGGAACTGCAAAAACATGAGGAAGTAAAAGATGAACCTAAAGATTATAAATTATATGAAGGACATGATCAGGCATACTGGAAAAAACAATTACTAGCTGGTAAATTAACCCGAGTTCAGGTAGGCCAATTACAACAAAAGGGAATGTTATGAAAAAAAATGACGAACAACCAAAATACGCAATAGAATATAGATACGGCACAAAATGGAATGAGCGACCAGAACACCTATATAGGTTTATGGAGTGTAAGACTTGTGGTCAAATGTCAAAAGCATCTGAAGAAGCAACAGCAATAACCTGCTCAGATTGTGTAATGGATATGTGGGAACCACTATCTTCCAACTATATAAAATCAGATAGACCAAGAGGTTGGCCGCTTATGTCAGAATTTATTGATAAAGATGGCAATGTATTTCATAGAGGTGTAGAACAACCAGATTTAAAGGGAAAATTTGAACCCACAATAGTTAAAAAAACAACTAAAAAGTCTAAGAGAATGACAAAAAGGGAAAAAACTGAACTTATAGCAACTGCAGCAATAAACTTACATAAATTGAAAAAAGAGCTCCAAGTTGCACGCTGGAAAAAAGATAAAAAAATAATACTTTCTGAGATAAAATATCACACCAAAATAGCAACAGCTAGATTCCCAAGAACCTTTAATAGAGAAGAATATTTATTAAAGTATAAAAAAAATTAGCCTAAATTTTCCTGTTTGAATTATTTTTATTATATTACTATAAATGAAAGAATTACTAGAAGAACTTATAGTCGCAATATTAGCTTTATCAATAGCTACAATAGTTTTATTTATTGCCTTTATTGTTGTATTAGTATTATTACCTGTAAAATTATTTGAGAGAATAGGAAAATGGATACAAAAAATTATGACTTCTTAATATATAAAAGAGGTACTGAAACTAAAGAAGCAAAATCTATTGAGTTAAAAATACCAAATGGAATGACGTGTACAGAATTCAAAATAATGTGCATAAGAATGGCTCATGCTATCGGATATCATGAAAATTCAGTTAGAGAAACATTTGGCAAGATTGATGATAAAAAATCAAATAAAAAACAATTAAAATTATTATTTGACTAATAATATAATATAAAAACAAAAAATACAAATGCAAGAATTATATAACCTAGGATTAAAGCACGGGGCAACAAAAATTAGCCATAAAAGTTATTTTGTGGAATACTCAACCATATTAGCACCGATGAGAGATAAAAACATAAAATTATTAGAAATTGGTGTTGATTTAGGTGGTTCGCATAGAATGTGGAAAGAATACTTACCAAATGCTGATATATTTTGTTTTGATCCATTTAAAGATGGCCAAGATGTTGGTTTTCAAGAACAATTAGAAAAAGAAGGAATAAAAACATTTAATGGCAATCAACTAGATAGAGAACACCTAAATAACTTTATAAAAAAATATGGGCGTGATTTCGATGTCATAATTGATGATGCAGCCCACATGCCAGACGCCCAACAAACAAGTTTAGGATTTTTATTTCCCTATTTGAAAAGTGGTGGAGTATACTTCATAGAAGATTTATTAAGTGCACAAAGTAGACAAGGTAGAATGATAGTTGAAACTGGTCAAGGTAAAGAAGCTGAAGTGAATAAAAACATAAAGGGAATATTAGATATTCCTCATGTTGTTGATTACCAAATACATGAATCAAATGGTCAACTAAAACTCAATAATAGGTGGAAATCTAACACCCAATTAACTGAAGAAACTGATTATCTAACTGAAAATATTTTTACATGCAAATTTACTACTGATAGTCAATTATGCACAATAATTAAAAAATAGAAATTTATTATGGAATATCACGATCAAAAAACACAAGTATTAGAAAGAGTTCCACCTGGTGATAGGTGGAAGCCAATAGGTAAATCTGATTTATTATTTGAATCATTAACAGAAGGATTAGAATGGTTTTATCAAAAAACAGGATGTAGAGATTACTATCTAGCAGCATTAGACGGTAAAGTATATTCAATAGATAAAGTAGAAGTATCACCCGAACCACCAAAAACATTTAGTTTATACGGAGAATAACATGAATTTAACAGAAGAACAAATACGAGATAACTGGATAAAGTTAATTGGTGTAATAGACAACAACTTTGCCGGTGAAAGACACAAAAATTTAATTAACCTATATGAAGACCTACAGGAAACAGCAATGCTTGCGCCAGCATCTGGAATAGAGCATTTTCACAATTGTTTTCCGGGTGGTTATATAGAACATGTATTAAGAGTTGTAGATTGTACAGAAAGATTATACTACCAATGGCAAGAAATGGGAGCAGATTTATCTGGTTATACATTTGAAGAAATCATGTTTTGCGCCCTTAATCACGATTTAGGTAAGGTTGGAGATAAAGACAATGAATATTATGTACCAAACCCAAGCGAATGGCATAGAAAGAACCAGGGAAAGATTTATGACCCTAATCCAAATATTCAACACATGACAGTACCACATAGAAGTATTTGGCTATTACAAGAATACGGTATTACTTTTTCTCAAAACGAAATGATAGGAATACTTACACATGATGGAGTCTATGATTCAGCAAATGATGCATATCTAAAACCATGGGGTAAAGAAAAAGCACTATGGAACAATTTACCAATTATATTACATCATGCAGATCACATGGCTTCTAGGATTGAATATGAAAATTGGAAAAATGGCAATAAGATTACTAAAGCATTCAGTAAAAATCCAAAAATACACACAAAAACTCCAGCACTATCCTCTCAACCCAATTCAGCACAAGATATGTTTAAAGATTTATTTGGAGATGATAAATGATTTTAGATATAATATTATTTTTAATTATTTGCGTAAGTGTTTATGTTAATTGGAATCTATTTAGAAAAATAGAAGTATTAGAAGAAGCCAATGAAGAAGCAACACTTTGGGTTCAAGACTACAATGAATCACTAAAACATATATTAAATACTATAAGAGAATTAGATTCTAAAAAAATATTTGAATCAGATGATGAAGTTGGAGCAACATTTGATGCAATATCAAAAACAATAGAATCTTTGACGGAGCTGTTAGATAATGATAAAAAATAGTCCCGTAGAAGAATTTTATATTGAAATTGAAAAATTAAGAGAACAGGAAAGATTAGATGCATTATTACCAGCAAAAGCTAGAAGAGGCCGCCCAAGAACCAAAAAAATGTATTTTACACCTGAAACAGAACTAGCAATAATCGCATATAATGGTGAAAAAAACCAAAGGCTAAAAAATAAGGTATATAACGAATTTATAAAGTACCCATTTGAAAAATTAGCAGAAAATATTATCCATACATTCAAATTTTATTATTTTGATGGTGGAACAAGAGAAGTTCAACAAGAAGTGATTGCTTTTTTAATTGAAAAAATGAATAAGTTTACTCCTGGAAAAGGTAAAGCTTTTTCATATTTTGGACAAATTACTAAAAATTATTTGATACAAAACAACAATAAAAATTACAGAGACTTAAAAAATAAAGCACCAATAACAGTTATAGATTTTCAAAGAGACTTAGGAGCCGAGCAAGCTCTAGAGGAAAAACGAGACGGTTTAGATATTTTTATGACTAGTTTTACTCAACATTATCACACTAAAGTTGAAGAAAGTTTCAAATCTATTAGAGACAAACGAATAGCATATGCTGTTCTGAAGCTGTTTGAAGATAGAAAAAACATTGAAATTTTCAATAAAAAAGCACTATATATTATGATTAGAGAGATGACTAACACTAAAACTCAACACATAACAAAGGTGGTTAATGTCATACGGGCCGATTTCGCAAGATTATATAAAAATTTCGAAAACGGAGCATCCTTTTGATAAAAAAAGTATATTTATATTCGGTTATAACAATAGGTTATTAAATAAAGGTTATTAGAATAGCGCGAGGTTATTCAATAAAGGCTTAAAAGAAGAGAGCATTCAACTAAGCAAATTAAACAAAGAGAGGAAATTTTATGAGAAACATTATTTTAACAGTAGTTTTGGCATGTGCAACCATATTAGGTACACAAGCACAAACATCAGGCGACTGGTACGTAGGTACTGGTGACGTAGCAAACGTAGCTTGGACAGATTGGGCAGTTTCGCCAACTGTTGGATATGGCGTGACAGACAACATTATGGTTGGTCTATCCGTATCACAAGCAGACTCAACACAAGACATGGAGTATGACCTTCATGCAAGATACTATATGAACAATTTGTTTGTATATGTAGCAACAAACGGAGCAAGCACCGAAGGAATTAAATACGGTGTTGGCAAAATGTTTACGATCCGCAATGGGATATATATTGACCCAAAAATCGTTTACGATTCAGGAGATAAGACTACAAACCTTACATTAGGGTTTGGTCTTAAATTTTAACTAACCCAAAATGGGTAAATGCTCTCGGACGAATTATTAACAATTAAAAAAAACGGAGAAACATAATGGATAACGTAATTAAACAAATTACAGGATTTGTTGGAGGTTTAGGAACAGTTTTAATGGCTGTGCTTCCAGTGACAATCTTATGGTACATCTTAACAGGTGGATCAGTATTTGGCATGGATGTAGTAGCTAACTTAACTGCTCTTATTACTTCACTAGGAAATGGTGGATTTGTAGGATTAGTAGTATTAGTATTATTGGCATCATTTTTTGTCAAGAAGTAGACATTTTAATACATATTGATTAAGAAGCCTGGAGTTAATAGCTCCGGGCTTTTTTATTTTCCCAAGACTCTGATATTTATAGTAAACGAGGAGATATATTATGTTCGATGATGAAATATTTGAAGGAAAGCGATTTTCTGATTTATTAAAAGAAATACATACTAATTCAAAGAAAAAGGATAAACAAATAAATTCTTTAATTGCACAACTACAACCATTAGTTAAAAATATAACTGATGCAACTATATTAGTACCACTAATAAAGGATTATATAGATGCTGGAATAAAAAATGATGATGCGCTAATTAAAATGGCAAGTATAATACAAAGAGCAAATGCTAGGTCAACAATTGAAGGAACAGATTTTAGTTTATCAGATGACGAGAAAAAACAATTATTAGAAACAGTTAAAGACACTGCAAAAGTAGAATGGGAAGAAGAAAATGCCAAGAGTAGCGGCCAGTAAACCGAGCAATCCAAATCCACAAGGCCAAAAAAGCCAGAATGCTCAAAATGTAATACGACAAGTAATTGAACCAGCTGAAGTTGTTGATATTATTATGGATCCATCTCATCCAGAATGGAGCCCAGATAAGCGTAGAATAATAGGAACTATAATGGCTAGACCACTTGTTAGACAATTTGGTCAACCAATAGATAATTTACAATGGTATGCACCATTAAACGCTAATATTTCTCAACCTCCATTACTAGGAGAAATAGTACTCTTAATAAATGCCCCTTCAAAGTCAGCACAACTAATTAAAGAAGGAACTTCAAAATATTATATGTCTATTGTAAATATTTGGAATTATGTTAACCATAATGCACTTCCAGCTTCTAGTTATAATATAAATGCTCCTGATGAAAATACCACTCAAAATTATAGAGGATTTACTGGAAATTCAAGAGGTGGATATAATGATGTTCCTTTTGGAGAAACTTTTGAAGAAAAAATGATACCAAGAGTTTTTCCATTTGAGGGTGATATTATATATGAAGGTAGATGGGGTCAAAGTATACGCTTTGGTAGTACTGTAGCAGGATCAACTACTGATAATTCTTGGTCTAGTGCTGGAGATGATGGAGACCCAATAACAATTATTTCAAATGGACTATCAACTGAAGATAGTGCATATCACCTAGAAAACATAAATGATGATTCATCAGGTATTTGGCTATGTGATGGCCAAAGCGTACCAATAGATGTAGCCTCCCAAAACGCAGACTCATATGCTCAAAGCTTTGCTGGCGCAAAGAGTGCTGAACGACTATCAATGGCCGGAGCAGAAGGTCCATCTACAACAACAGATGCCGGTGCTAGTTCTGGAGGAGCTTCTTCAGCAAATGCAACTTCATCTCCAGGTAGCGAAAATTCAACTGCTGAAGATTATGCTGCAACCCCAGAAACAACCGTTGTTGAACCTGACGCAGAAATTTCAGAAGCAGTAGAAGAATTAGAAGAAGCTGGAGAATTTGATGCATTTAGAAATGGTAAATTTGTTGAAAAGATAGAATGTGTTGTAATAGATAGAAAAATTGTAAATAAGAAATTTGCAGATAAAATATTAACAGTAAAACAAGCGGCCCAAAAAGACGGAGTATCTGTTAAATTAAATAGTGGATTTAGACCAATGGAAAAAGCTTCAGGAGATGGGTGGGCAACATCTGGCCAGATGACACTTAGAAGACAAAACTCTGGAACCCAGGTTGGCGGTAAAAAATCAGGCTTAAAAACTCCTGCAGGAGAATATTCAGACGGATTCATCGCCCAAAGTAGGACCTCAGGATACTTTAAACCCTTAACTGCTCGTCCAGGATATTCAAATCACCAAAATGGAAAAGCCTTTGATATATCAACAGGAATGGGAAAAAGCCTAAGTGCTTACTCAACAACTACAAAAACATGGAGATGGCTAGTTGCAAATATGCATAAATATGGCTTCATACGATCGGTTAAAAAAGAAAGATGGCATTGGGAATATGCTCCTGGAAAAGGAATGTTTTCAAGAGTACCAAGAGACCACGGTACATGGGACAATTTAGTATAGGAGAATAATTTATGGCATACTCACCAACACCACCAAGTGTATATTCTGGCAAACAAGTAATAATAAATTCAGATAGATTACTATTTAACGCAAAAGAAGATTCTATTTTAATAATTGCCGATCAATCTATAGGAATGTCGACAAATGGAACATTTAATGTAGATACTGGAGAAGAAACAATAATAAATAGTCCTGAAATATTTTTAGGATTAAATGCTGTTGAACCAGTTGTTTTAGGAGATACTCTATTAGGTTTATTAGAAGAATTATGTGATGCACTCATTGCAGAAACTCACCCAACCCCATGTGGCCCATCAGGTCCACCAATAAATTCATCTGACTACTCATCAATCAAAAGCAGACTTAAAGAATTTTTAAGCCCACAAAATTATACATTATAGATATGCCATTTTTACCCCCAATATTCAAATCATCTTTAACTGCAATAGAAGCAAATCCTCCTGCAACAAGAATGGATTTTGCAAATGTTTGGGCAGATGCATTTTTTAATGCTTTTGGATCTGGACCAGCACTTGCCCCATCATTATCAGGTGTGGCTGCAAGAGCCGCGGCTTTTTCTATATTTTTAGGAGCATTTGAAGATGCAACCCCTGCAGATAATCCTCCGGGACTAAATAAATTAAAGTCAGGAGCGGCCGCATTCGTAACAACATTAGCACTTGGTACTTTACCTGCATTTGCATCTGTACCCCCATTATCTCCATGTCCTACATGGGATAAATATGCTCAAAATGGATTAGACACAAATGAAAAAGGAGTTTTACCCGGCCTAATGACTCAAGCAACATATACTTGGTTATTAGAAGGATTAGCCGTAAACACAGTATCCGGTGTTACTGTACCCTGGGTATAACAAATTATCTAATACTTTGATATTTATATAGGAACAACTGCGTTAATAATAATAGGAGAAATAAAATGAAAAAATCTGATTTAGTAAGAGTAATTAGAGAGGTTATACGCCAAGAAGTAAAAAAAATTGTTAAAGAAGAACTTAAAGCTGTATTGCCTAAAAAAGAAAATAATCCAAACGAATTTTCTAATATGATGGAGCATGCAAACGAATTATTTAATGGAAAGAAAAAAGAAGACCGTAATTTCACGGACAATAAAGTATTAAATAATGTATTAAACGAAACAGCAAATAATTTAACAGATTGGCCAAAGATGGGTAATAAAACACTAACATCTAAAGATGCTATTGCCGGCCCCGATCTAGCTAGTAAATTTGGATTACAATCCCCAAATGAAATGTTTGGATCAAAACCAACAGCACAACAAATGGTACCATCAGATAGACAACATGTTGAAGTACCAAAAGAAGTTGAAAAGGCGCTAACACGAGACTATAGTGATTTAATGAAGGCAATTGATAAAAAGAAAAAATAAACGAAAATGGCCGAAAATACTCCATATACAGAAACACAGGTTGAAGCAAAACTATCTATTGGTCCAGATAGACCCAACTCTGAGGGAGGAGGATACATAACTGACGGTATTATAAGTACTGAAAGACCATTGGGTAGAAGCTCTTATAGAGCTAGACAATTCGGCCGAGCAAATCCTTTAGATTTTGAAGTTGATGTTGCATTAGGATTAAAATTACCATTTAAAGATAGTAATGGAAGACTTTTTGATGTGAATTACTTATCTATAGACCAAGCAGTTGATAATCTAAAAAATTTATTATTAACATCGAAAGGTGAAAGAGTAATGCATCCTAGATTTGGAACAAGACTCAGAGAATCATTATTTGAACCAAATTACCCAACACTAGTTGCATTTTTAGAAAAAGAAATATCTGAAGCCCTAAAATTTTGGATGCCATATATAGAAGTTTTTAACATGGATGTTTCTGTACCTGAACATGGCGCAAATCAAACAACATTTATAGATAGACTACATGGTATAAGTATAACATTAACATTTGGTTTGGTAAATAATAAATTAGATAAACGAACAATAGTACTAGAAATTAAGGCAGATTAACTATGGGAATACAAACAAGTAAAAAAGATTTAAGATATTTGAATAAAGACTTTTCAAATTATAGAGATAAGTTAATAGATTATTCTAAAACTTATTTTCCAGATACATTTACAGATTTTAATGAAGCTTCTCCTGCAATGGTGTTTGTAGAAATGGCTGCTTATGTAGGAGATGTATTGTCATATTATTTAGATAACCAATTAAGAGAAAGCCTACTTACAGAAGCACAAGAACGATCTAATGTGATGTCTATTGCTCGTGGAATGGGATATAAAACTCCTCCATCAATAGCTGCTAGTTGTATATTAGATGTTTATTTATTAGTACCAGCACTAGGAACAGGAATAAATGCTACTCCAGACTGGAGATATGCACCCACAGTTGATGCCGGAATGAGAGCAAAAGCTGCAAAATCCACTGTAGAATTCTTCTCACTAGCCCCTGTGGATTTCCAATTCTCTAGCTCTATGGATCCAACAGATGTTTCAGTATATAAAATAGATGGAAATGGTAACCCAGAATCATATCTATTAAAAAAACAAGTGTCAGTACAGTCAGGACAAGAAAAGGAATTAAAATATGAATTTGGCAGCCCTGTTAAGTTCGATAAACTCAGAATAAGTGATAAAAATGTTATTGAAATATTTGATGTTAGAGACTCAGACAATAATAAATGGTATGAAGTAGATTATCTGGCACAAAACACAATATTTGAAGATGTTAGAAACACAGCCTTAGAAGATTCAGAATTGTCCCAATTTAATGACCAAACTCCATATCTATTAAAATTAAGAAAAACAGGTAGAAGATTCACAAAAAATACAAAACCAGATATGTCAACTGAATTACTATTTGGTGCTGGTAACTCTGGACAAGCAGATGAGTTAATTGTTCCAAATCCTGATAATATTGGTTTACAATTACCATATGGAAATACCTCTGCAATGGATAACGCTTGGGATCCATCAAACACTATGTTTACTAGAGCATATGGACAAGCCCCTGCAAATACCCTTTTAACTGTTAGATATTTAGTTGGTGGAGGAATAGCCTCAAATGTAAAGGCTGGAACAATTACAGACCCAACAAACGTATCATTTACAAAAGATATTGATGGTTTAAGTTCTGCAACTTTTGCTTTTGTAGAATCATCCTTAGCAGTTAGTAATCCTGAACCAGCTACAGGCGGCAAATCGATGGAAACTATAGAAGAAATAAGACATAATGCAATTGCATATTATGCGTCCCAACAAAGAGCAGTTACCCGCGAAGACTATATAATTAGAGCTTACACAATGCCACCTAGATTTGGAAACATTGCAAAAGCATATATTATACAAGACGAACAAGAAAATCCTAAATCTGGAGCAATAGTAAGCAACCCTCTAGCACTAAATTTATATATCTTAGCATTTAATAAAGATAAACAATTGACAAATGCAAATAGTGTGACAAAGGAAAATCTTAGAAATTATTTAAGTATGTTCAGAATGTTAACAGATGCAGTAAATATTAAGAATGGTTTTATAGTTAATTTAGGTATAGATTTTTCAATAATACCTTTACCTGGCTATCAGGGAAAGGAAGTATTGTTAAGGTGTATTGATAAATTAAAGGGTATTTTTAAGATCGATCTATGGCAAATGAATGAACCAATAATATTAGGAAACGTTGCAACTGAATTAGATAAAGTTGAAGGAGTACAAACAGTTGTTGAATTATCAGTACATTGCAAACATGACAAAGCTTCAGGTTATTCTGGAAATTTTTATGATATTCAATCTGCAACTAAAAATAAGATAATTTATCCATCTCAAGACCCATGCATATTTGAAATAAAATACCCAGAGTCAGATATTCGTGGAAAAGTTGTGACCTTTTAGGAGAAAATAAATGATATATTCAATAAGAGCAAAAAAAGATACAACACTTTATGAGTGGACGTCTAGTATAAACACAGGAATAGACGAAGTATTAGAAATAGAAAAAATAGTTTCTTCATCCCGATCAACCAACATATACAATTCTAGATTGCTTGTAAAATTTGACCTAACAGATATTTCTAATAATATTGTTGCAGGACGAATACCACACCAATCAGAATCTAAGGCACCAAAATATTACCTTAATTTATATACACTATCTGCAGAATCTCTAGCATATCAATATGGACTAGAAGCCTTTCCTATTTCTCAATCTTGGGATATGGGTAAAGGTAGAAGAATAGATAGAGGTAGCATTGGTGGAGTAATCAGCCATGATACTGATGGTGCAAGTTGGAATTATAGAGATGGTGAACATCATTTTGGTACTTATTGGCCAACCCAAAGCGCGGCTGGTACTCAATTTGAAGTTAATTCAACTGGTTCATATTCAACCGTTCCTGGTGGTGGAGTTTGGTATACTGCTTCTGGTAGTGCTTCTCAATCATTCGACTATGAAGAAACAGATATTAGAATGGATGTTACGGATATTGTAAATAATTGGCTAACGGGAAGTATGCCAAATGATGGATTTATTATTATGAGAAGTGGTTCTACTGAAGTAGGTATTCATGATGAAGAAAGAAGTGGTAAATCTTACGGTAAACTCCAATTCTTTTCCACAGACACACATACAGTATATCAACCAAAACTAGAAGTAGCATGGAACGATTCATCTAATGCAGGTGGAACAAATACAATAACAGTCACAAACGATAATATAGTAGATATTAGAAATAGAGGAGAGTACAAAAAATCTGATAGAGTAAAAATAGAACTTATTGCTAGACCTAAATTTCCTGCAAAAACATATGCAACAACATCAGAAGCCTTAACAAAATATAGATTACCTTTATACTCTTATTGGTCTGTTAAAGATATGATAACAGAAGAAACAGTAATACCATTTGACAGTGAATCTACTTGGATAAGTAATGGTGGAAATGGTAGTTATTTTAATATATGGATGGACCAATTTTATGAAGAAAGAAGATATAAGTTTGTATTTAAAGCCACAACTGGAAATTATAATTACCCAACTACAGAAACAATATATGATAACGACTATACTTTTAAGGTGATTAGATAATGAGATACAACAGAAAAACTGCTAGAAAAAATGCTGTAAAAAGAGCAAGGGTAAAAGATAGAAAATTTTTTCGCTCTAAAAAACCGCTATTTCCTACTAGTCCAATAATACCTAAAGCAAATAAAACCATACGAAAAATTGTAAAGCAAGTACCAGGCCATTCAGATAGATTTGAAGCCTATGATGATATAAGAACTCCATTTGCAAGAGCTTGTGTAATTGAGTCATCCCAACAATCAAAAGAAGAATTTACATTAAGAAGTGATTTTGATTATTCTATAGGTTCTTTTTCAATAAAGCCTGCAGATAAAAATAGAATTTCAACTGATGGAGGAGATGATGATGGTAATGAAGTTGTAAAAACAGAAAAAGTAATTAGAACAGCAACAGGCGTAATAGTTTCTACAGAAGATAGTGATGATAACCGCGAAAACTATATTGTTGCAAATGCAAGATATGTTTTTGACCAAATGGATTACGAAAGAATAATAGATACAGAAATAACTGAATTAGCATTAACACCCAAACCACTTGACGGTCCAAATAAGTCTCCTACAGTTATTGATTTGTTAATATATCCGGCCCATGGAAGTATTGATGGTGAATTTTCAGACGGTTGGTCTATCCAAACATTACTTGAAATAGGTGAACCAAGTTATCAAGTACACTCAAACAATAATATAGTATTAGTTGCAGACGCATATAGTTATATAGACAATGACGGTACTAGAGTAAATGGAGATTTATCATTTACTTGGAAATTTACTGCAGATGGAATGGGTAAAGCTATGAATTCTGTTGTTGGAAACCAACAAGTATTAAGATTGTATAATTTACAACTTGCCCAGCGAGGCAGATATACTTGTGAAATAGCCAATGAAAAAGGGGTTAGTTATACAAAATCATTCTTTATAAATCCAATTGGAGGATTATTACAAGAATTAGATGAAAATGGATTGCCGCTTGGAACATATATTAGAGACCATAACCATGATAGTAGATTTTCTCAATATGATGATTATTGGGACTATGACTTAGAACTCGAGAGATGGTTTTTAGCAACCCGAGTAGGTAATAAATGGATCGAAAAAGTAGGTCACAAACCAGGAAGATCCACAAGAGCCCAACAATATTCAACAAAAGAATCTCCAATAATGATAAGCAACCCAGACGAAGATATGAGAAGTTATGGGGAGTCCCCAGCATAATAAATAATGGCTACAAGAATAGAAACATATAATCCAAACGATATAAAGTTAATTAAAACTAGACCAATGTTTACCAATTTTGGTACAGTTGGCGAAGATGACTATGTAGAATTACATATTTTAAGTGGCGACAATGTATTAGAAAGCGAGTATAATGTTACTGGCTGGTCTATATTAAAAGAAGATACTAAAAATTCTTCTCCAACAATTAAATTAGATATACACAACGACGTAAGAGATTTAGGATATAGATCAGGAAGATTTAACGTACAATATAATTTCTTTAGAAAAATTGTAGGTGATAATATTAACTCTCTTATTATAGAAGAAATATCTAAAACTCGAAAAGAAATTAGAGTTAGACCTAAAGACCCATTCAACAATCCATTATGTGAAGAATTATTATCTTTTGGAAATAGAGAACACGATCCAAATAGAATAGATGTAGAAGTAGATTTCTTTAGAGATGTTAGATTAAATTTTGGAGAAGGATTCACTCCTCTTGCAATAAATTGGATGGTAGATTATCAAGTTTTTCCAACATATCCATATTCTCTTGTAATTAAATTATACGAACCATTACCTAAAGAAATTGAAGAAAAAGATGAGTTATGGATTGTTAAGGCAATAATAGAATCTATAATAGAACCAATACTTATAGAATACGATGCACCAGGATCAAGACCAAATCATCTAGCCCCTGCTGACTTTACAATACCTCACAAATATGATTCTCCAGCCCCAACAGGATATAAAACTTGGGACGATATACTTGGAACAACTGATTCAACAAATACCGTAAGAAACAAACTACTATCAAAATACTTAAACACCTCCTCTAGTTTAGGTGATTCAGAAATAAATTTTGATTTCGATATACAAAAACATGATTTTTCAAACCTAGTACATTTCGGAAGCGCAGTTGAAAAACTTGAAAATTTCAAATTTAAACTAAATAAGTTAGAATCATACTCAGCATCAATAGCTGGCCTAACAACAGATTTAATTGGTCTTTCTGGAACAGGTGCAACTGGTTCATATGAATACACAACAAATGTTTCAAAATATAGAAATCTACAATCAAGTTTAATTTCAACATTTGATGAATTTGAAAACCATCTTTATTACGAATCAGCATCTTATAAGTCTTCTTCTTTTGGAGAAGTATGGCCAATTACCTGGCCAAAAACAAGTCAAGTAGAACCATATACTTTAGCTCGCGTTGACTCACTAGAAGTAAAAGACTGGTATGGTAGTTTAGATTCTGGAGAAACTGCATATTATGGTAGAGGTGCAATATATTCTGCTTCTTTATATGATGCTTCAAATGACAATAGACTATTAAGGCTTATTCCTACCCACATACAAGAAGACACAGACAATAGTTCATATTTATTATTTACAGAAATGATTTCCCAACATTTTGATTATATATACTTTTACATTAAAGCATTATTAGATATACACAAACGTGATAATCCATTATATGAAGGTGTATCCAAAGACCTAATAAAACCTATATTAGAATCTTTTGGTTGGTATCCTCACCAAGGATTTGACTTTGATGATTTATGGACATATGCAATGGGAACAGATACAGCTGGTAGCTATGGTGCAAATGAGATTAAATATACACCAAACTTTACTCAATCCGTAACATATGCAAACAACTCCCAAGCCAGCCAATCTTTTTCTAAAGAAGAAATATCTAAAGAACTATGGAAGCGAATATTAAATAATCTTCCTGGAATATTAAAAACTAAGGGATCAGAAAGAAGTATACGAGCACTAATTAGTACTTATGGATTACCATCAACAATATTAAGAATATATGAACATGGTGGTCCACAAAAATTACCAAATAGAAATTCAAAAATTATTTATGATAGATACAATTATGCTCTAAAAATAGATAGTGGATCTTCAGCTGCAGATACATATTTAGAAGCCCCATGGTCTGTAGCTACCGCAAAAGATGGCCCCAAAAGATATCCGGATACTGTAGAATTTAGATTCAAAATTCCAGACAGAACAGACCCAGGAGGACATTGTGGTGGAGTAGTTAATGATGCCCAGTTAAAAACAAACACTGTTCTTTGGAATAACCACAGTGGAAGTGTATCTATTATAGCTGAACATACTACATCCCAATTACCATCCGCTCCACGCCATAGTAAAATTGGAAGGATCGGTTTTTTCTTAAGTGGTAGTCAAACTATATATAGAGGAATAACAGAATGGGGCCCTATATTTGATGGAGATTGGTGGACAGTTGTATTGTCTAGATTTGATGCAACAAAAGTTGCAGCTGATGAAGATTATGCTTGGCCAGAAACAACAACCCTATCCACTCACCATAACAACCCAAACGGTATTACATACCAACTATTTTGTAAAAAACAAGGAGATTTTTCTCAATTTGGTAAAATAAGCCATGCTCTATCAGCTTCACTTAAAGTAACAGGAAATACTGCAGATAAATACGCAGTAAATTCTGCATGGGGTACCGATGTTGTATCTTTAAGATCAGGGTCAACGGGTTTAAGTTTATCTGAATTAAGTCGCTTTAGTTCAAGTGGTACTGAAGGATATGCTTATGATACCGCAGCCTCCCTTTCTCCAGATACTTCTGGTTGGAGGTCAATTGATTTTACATATCCAATAAATCATGCAAATTCTGCTAGTACATTAAAACAATATCTTGGTGGAAATGTAAATGGAGACTGGATAACTAAATTTACAGACTCAGGTATTTTTGGTTCAGATACTATGGGACATGAACCTAGAGGTTTTTCTGGTTCTATGCAAGAATGGAGAACATACCATCATCACATATCAGAATCAGTAGTAGACATCCACACAGGGGCTCCTAGATCTATAATAAATAGAAAAGTAACGGCTTCTTATACTGATTTATTGGCAAGATATTCTCTTGGTTGTGATATGAAAAAATATGATTTTGTAAATGGTTCACATATATCTTCATCAGCCCCAAACCAAACTGATAATCCTTGGTTTTTAGGTTCAACTCTTGGCGGTCTAAGCACCGTTGCAATAGTTAAAAATTTTAATAGTGTTGGTTTAAATCAATATGAAGCAGTAGAAGAAAGACACTTTACCTTAAGTCCAAGAAATATTGGACCATCACCATACCAAGAAAAAATTAGAATAGAAGATAATGGTTTACTAGGACAACTTAGCGTAGATAATAAAGTTGAATTTAGTTCATTTGATAAAAATCCATTAGACACAAATAAATTAGG